GAAGCGAAGAAGGCATACTATTACTTCAAAGGTGGAGCAGAGAATCTTTCTAACATGAAGATTGAATCTATGTTTATTAGAATGCTTGAAGGATTATACAGAGACGATGCCCTAGTCTTTATTAAGGCAGTCAATAAGTCTCTACATAAAAAGTATCGCATTACAAAAGCGGTAGTGCAAGAAGCATTTCCAGAAATTAATTGGGGTAACAGATCTTGAGCGTCTATATTGATCCAAGAAAAACTAAAGAAACTACAGTTGAAGTTAAAGAAGCTCCTAAGGAGGAGTGGATGGCGAAGATTGACCAGATGGATAACGAAGAGTTAGGTCGCAAGATTGCAGCAGGACTCGGTTACCTCTTGATATCTCCGCTTGTTTTTATGCTCTTTTGGAATTGGATTATGCCAAGTCTCTTCGGACTAGCAACGCTAGGATACTTGAAGTCACTTGGACTACTTGTAATGGCACGACTAATTTTTAAGCATGACTAATAAAGTTTGTCTCATCAGTGTCACTCCTGACGCAGAGAAAACTATGGGTTACATTGCTCGTGTAAGTAATCCAAAAAACCAAGACAATCCTAACGTAGCAGGACTACTGTCCTACTGTATCAAGCATCAGCACTGGTCTGTGTTTGAGCAGGCACACCTGACATTAGAGATCAATACCACTCGTGCTATGGCAGCACAGATATTGAGACACAGGTCATTCACATTTCAAGAATTCTCACAACGCTATGCAGCAGTTGAGAAAGAGATTCCTGTCCCTGATCTACGTCGTCAAGACGATAAGAATAGACAGAATAGTATTGATGATATCCCACAAGAAGAAAAGTATTTCTTACAGGGTAGGATTGCACAGTATTTTAATGAAGGAGTAGATTTATATAACGAATTATTGAGACACGGAATTGCTAAAGAGTGTGCTAGAATGGTATTACCTCTTTCAACTCCTACCAAGATCTACATGACAGGATCAGTTAGATCATGGATACATTATATTGATTTGAGGACTGCTCATGGCACACAAAAAGAGCACATGGACATTGCAAATGCTTGTAAGAAAGTATTCATGTGTCAATTCCCTATCGTGTCTAAAGCACTTGAGTGGTGCGAAGACTGTGGATGCCCTGAGGGGTGGGAAGATTTACAACCGTGTTTGAGGATAGACTAATGCCAATTTACAATGTCGTAAACAAAGAGACAGGAGAGAAACAGGAGTTTCAGATGTCTATATCTTCATACGAAAAGTGGAGAGAAGAAAACCCAGACTGGGATAAAGACTGGTCAGCAGGTGTCGGGGGCACAATCTATGGATTACCTAAACAAACTGACGGTTTCAAAGAAGTCATGTCCAAAGTCCAAGCAGCACATCCTAAAGCAAATCTGAGTCGATACACCTAATGCCACGCAAAAAGACACTAGCAAACATACCAACTAAGGTCATGCGAAGAAAGAAACCTATCAATCTTGAGCACCTTAAAACTATAGAGCCTCTTACAGATAATCAAGAGAAGATCTGGAAGGCATATGGTGAGGGGCAAAACCTTGTGCTCCATGGAGCAGCAGGGACAGGAAAGACTTTTATTTCTTTGTATCTTGCATTGCAAGAGTGCTTAGACCCATCGTCTAAGTATGAAAAGGTATACATGATCAGATCTCTTGTGCCTACAAGAGAGATTGGTTTCTTACCAGGTGATCACGAAGATAAATCAAACCTATATCAAATACCATACAAAAATATGGTGAAGTATATGTTTGAGATGCCAGACGATAATAGTTTTGAAGCATTGTATTCTAATCTTAGAGCACAAGAGACTATATCATTCTGGTCTACCTCATTTATTAGAGGGACAACATTTGATAACTCAATCATACTAGTGGATGAGTTTAGTAACTTGAATTTTCACGAGTTAGATAGTATAATCACTCGTGTAGGCACAGACTGTAAGATTATATTCTGTGGGGACTACTTCCAATCAGACTTAGTAAAGTCTAATGAGAGAGAAGGACTCCTAGATTTCCTAAGAATTCTAAAACAAATGCCATCCTTTACTTGTGTAGAGTTTGGCATTGATGACATCGTGAGGTCAGGTCTTGTAAAAGAATACCTCGTGAGCAAAATACAACTTGGAATGTAAATTATGTTTAATCATGTAGGACCTCCTGTGGAGATTCCTGAGTTAGAATCACGCACTCTAGAGAATGGTAGATTCTATAAACTTGACAAGGTATGGGTGCCATCTGTGACAACAGTCATAGGTCACCAATCCAAGGCAGGTATTTTGGAGTGGCAAAAACGTATTGGTTTCCATGAGGCAGAAAAGATTCGTATGAAGTCTTCATGGAGAGGCACTAAGTATCACAATCACGTTGAAAAGTATTTGAGGAATGAAGATGTTGAGAAAACTCAGAAAAGCGAAGGTCTTACCAACTACCTTTTTAGGTCTGCTCGTAAGGATCTTGATCGTATCACTGATATCCATCTTATTGAAGCCCCTCTTTATTCTAGCAAGTTATACCTTGCTGGCCGTGTTGATTGCCTTGCTCACTTTGATAACGAGCTTGCTGTAATAGATTTTAAAACTACAAAGGAATTAAAGAAACCTGAGTGGTTGGAGAATTATTTTGTGCAGTGTAGTGCTTATGCATACATGTATTATGAGCACACAGGTATCGAAGTAGATAAACTTGTAACCATATCTGTATCAGAGTCTGGTGAAATGCAAGTAGAGCAACGATACGATAAAGAAAAGTATATTAATAAACTTCTTCAGTATATTGAAGAGTATAGAATGTTTATTGAATCTCGTGAAGGATAGTTTTCTAGGCATACCATTCTACCGTTTCTATTATCCTGGTGATGTAGAGAAGGTTGCATATGATTTAGAGAATCAAGATTGGAATCGTAATGATACTAACTGGATCTGGGCAGGTATCAATGCTCGTGGGACAGGACGTAACATACATGATGAGCCAATATTTGTTGATCTATTCACATGGATTAATGAATGCCTTGAAGAAGTAAGAAAAGATCTAGCACCCAATGCTACAGCACTAAAGTTGTGCTCATCATGGGCAAACAAGAATGATCCTGGCGATCATTTCTTTGATCACACACATCCTAATTGTTTCTTGAGCAGTAATTATTATGCATCTGGACACAATAAAGATAAAACAGTTTGGCTTTTACCAAATCCATGGTATAGTAATACTAATATCTCCCCTTTTGGAGATTACACTGATACAAAGTATCATATAATGCATGAAGAAGAGACTGAGCCAGGAAAATATATTTGTTTTCCTCCTAGTATCAGACACTATGCACAACCTAACACAACAAACAAACCTCGCATGACAATCGCAGCAAACGCATTCCCCTCGGGACTGATTGAATCGGGTGGAGTCTCTCGATTAAGGGTGGAGGTTTCATGAACGATATAGAAAAGGAATTTATGACCCAAGGAAAATTTACCTCTCTGGTAGAAAACCTTGTCAAAGAAAGTGAAGGTCTACTAAATTATATTGAAGCAGTAACCACGGTATGTGAAGAGTATGGCATAGAGATTGAAGTCGTTAATAAATTAATCTCACGTCCATTAAAGGATAAGATTAAGTGGGACGCACAGCAATTAAACTATGTTAAAAGGACTAGTAGAGGAGTCTTGCCATTATGACAGAAGAATCAAAAGATTTTTTTAAGAGTGATGTAGTAAGAGAATCACTAGAGGATATTCAAACTACATACACAGAGTTACTTAAGATGTCTGCAGGATTTGCAGAGTATGATATAAAGAAAAGAGTAGAGCACATTGACAAGACACTAGAGTTGATTGCTAAACAAAAAGTATTTTATGCACGACTAGCACTAGCATCACATGAAGATGAGAGTGATGACGCAGTAGAATATATTAAAGACAGAGTAGACACACTATCATTTAAAACAACAGGTGGTATGGATCTCATGTCAGTCCTACAAGTTATGGAAGACAAACTTTTAGGATGGAAAAAGGAGATGAGTGATGCCCAATAACGAGCAACTTTGGGAAGACATGAAGCGTCTTAATGACGTCATGGAGGAGTTGCTTTGGGATCCAGATGATGAGTTAGTATTCACACACAATGGCACTGATATTATCATTAAAAATAAGACACAATCCCTTGACAAATTATAAATAGTATGTCACCATAAATGGTGGCACTAATGCCAAATACAAATACGGAGAAATACAAGATGTCATTTGCATCACTCAAGAAAGCCTCAGGATCTTCCTTTGCAAAACTTACAAAGGAAATAGAAAAACTACAGAAACCTGCAGGCAGTGCTCAAGTTGATGAGCGTCTATGGAAACCGTCTCTAGATAAGAGCGGTAATGGGTATGCTGTTATTAGATTCCTACCAGAGCCAGAAGGTGAAGAGTTACCATGGGCACAAGTATGGAGTCATGCCTTCCAAGGTCCTGGTGGATGGTATATTGAAAATAGTCTAACGACTTTAGGACAGAAAGATCCTGTGTCTGACCTCAACAGAGAGTTGTGGAATAGTGGCAAGGATTCAGACAAAGAAATTGCAAGGAAGCAGAAGAGAAAACTCTCCTACTACAGCAACATCTACGTCGTTAAAGATGAAATGAATCCAGAGAATGAAGGAAAAGTTTTCCTTTATAAGTATGGTAAAAAGATTCATGACAAGATAGTTGCTGCTGCTCAACCAGAGTTTGAGGATGAGACACCTATCAATCCTTTCGATCTATGGAAAGGTGCAGACTTTAGATTAAAGATCTGTAAGGTTGCAGGATTTTGGAATTACGATAAGAGTGGTTTTGCAAACCCATCTACCCTAGAAGGTAAAACTGATGCTGAGTTGGAAGCAACTTGGAAACAATGCTATAGTCTTAAAGACTTTACATCACAAGCACAGTTTAAAACCTACGAAGAGTTAGAGACACGTCTCAACTCAGTCTTGAAGGTAACACCTAAGAGACCAGACCCAGAAACATTTGAAGAGGAAGACACTTCACAAAGTGTCCCTGATTTACGCACAGGGTTTGGAAATAAGGTAGAATCATTACAGAAGGATGATGATGTAGATCTATCCTACTTTGCAAAACTCGCTGAAGAGGACTAATGAAATCAATCGTAACTGCAGTCGCACTATTTGCTGCCACCCCTGCATTCGCTCATCACAATGGATATATTAATCCTACTACTGGTCAGCGTGAATATACAGACGACAACTATGAATATAGAGGATGGTCTGGTGGGTGGAGGTCTTCTCGTAAATGTTATGAGAAGAAGTATAAAGAGGTTTATAGACCTGGCACAGCAGATAGTCCTGGTTACGTTGATGTTTATCGCACTACAGTTGAAGTGCCTTGTGGATGGAGCAGGTATTCTGCTCCTCCTACTTATAGAGAAGACAATGCACCCGATGAATGCAACGAAGACGCTGCATTTCTAGGTGGTATCCTAGGTGGTGGTGTAGCAGCAGGACTGTCCGATCCTGATGCAATGGTGTGGTCAATACCACTCGGTATTGTTTCGGGTGCAATTACAGGATGTCAAATTGATTGAGGTTAATTATGTTTGCAGTTGTTGGTGATCTTGCTAACGCATACAATACTATTGAATGGAAAGATGCTGTCCCTTTTCTTGCTATTATTATTGGACTCTATTGGGTCAAGGTAAAAATTGACACAAGAGCAGGTCTTGGTAAAAAGAAATCAAGGGAGTTGAAAAAAATTATAATTGATGCTATAGTAGAAGGACATAGACAAGCACACAAAAAAGATTAATGGCATTATCTAAACAAGTTGAAGAGAGTCTGAAGAGTGCTGAAGA